AAATTACACCCGTAATTGACGCAAAAGGCCGGCGCAAAATTGACCCCGAAATTGCAGACCAAGAATGGAGTCAGAGTCATGATCCGGCGACGTCAATCGGCGGCCAGGCGACGCGGGCGAAAAAACTAGGACTCCCTTCTCCCGAGCCAGACGACACCATTGATGACGACGAGGTCGACGAGTCAATCGTTGACGACGTTGACGACGACGAACCACCGGCCTACGCAAAAAGTCGCGCTGTCAGGGAACTTTACCAAGCAAGAATTGCGAAACTAAACTGTAAGAAACTGGAGGGAGAACTCGTCTCGGCAGGTGATGTCAAGTCGGAGGCGTTTAAGGTCGGTCGCATGATCCGCGACGGTCTGCTCAATATCCCGGCCCGCATTTGCGACGAGCTGGCAGCCGAGCCAGACCCAAGAAAAATCCACGACAGAATCACGACTGAGATCAACTCGGTTCTCGAGGTCCTCTCGCATGGCTGGCGCCACGGCCGTATGGTCTGAGTACTTCCTGGCCGGGATTGCTCCGGAGCCGGTCCTAAACCTCGACGAGTGGGCGGACGAATACAGGATACTTTCGGCGAAAGCCTCGGGTGAACCGGGTCCATATCGGACGGCCCGGACGCCGTTCCTGCGAGAGATCGCACGGTGTCTGTCGCCATCCTCACCGGTGCAAAAAATTGTCTTTATGAAATCCGCTCAGATCGGCGCCTCTGAGTTAGGAATCAACTGGATAGGTTACACCATCCATCACTCTCCAGGACCGATGCTTGTCGTACAGCCGACTGTCGAGCTGGCCAAGCGAGCCAGCCGACAACGTATTCAGCCGATGATCGAAGATTGCGAGGTCCTGCGGGATCGCGTCATGCCGTCGAAATCTCGCGACTCGTCGAATACGATGTTGTCGAAAGACTTTGCCGGCGGCGTCTTAATACTCACAGGCGCAAACTCCGGAAGCGGCCTGCGGTCGATGCCTGTCGCAAAACTATTTTTGGATGAGGTCGACGCCTACCCGGCCGACGTCTCGGACGAAGGCTCACCGGTCGAAATTGCGGAAGCTAGGACCACGACGTTCTCGCGACGTAAAGTCTTCATGCCGTCGACGCCCACGATCAAAGGCGCGTCGGCGATCGAGGCGGCCTACGAAGAATCCGACATGAGGCGATACCACGTCCCGTGTCCGCTCTGTGGGGATTTCCAACACCTCAAATGGCGAAACCTCGTCTGGGATAAAGACGACTCGGGTCACGCCGTCCCGACATCGGCCCGCTATCGGTGCGAGCACTGCAACGGGGAGATCCAAGAACGTTACAAGACTTGGATGTTGGCACAGGGGAAATGGATTGCCGACAATCCCGGAGCGGGTGACGGGCTCGTGGCAGGCTTTCACATCAACGCTCTGTATTCGCCGATCGGCTGGTTTTCGTGGGCGGACATGGTGCGTGAGTGGTACAAGGCGCAAAAAAACATTCGAAAATTGAAGGCGTTTATTAACACCCGTCTCGGCGAGACCTACGAGATCAAGGGCGAAGACACGCCCGACTGGAAAGAGATCTACAACAGGCGCGAGACATACTCGGCCGGCCAAGTGCCGCCGCGGGTGGCTCTGCTCACGGCGTCGGTCGACGTCCAAAAAGGACGACTCGAGGCGAACGTCATAGGCTGGAACCGGTCGGAGTCATGGGTTATCGACCATGTCGTCATCATCGGCGACGAGACGGATCTCGACGGCCCGTGGCGCCAGGTCGAGGAACTGCTCGAAAAGGAATGGCCGGTCGGCAACGCGACGCAAAAAATCAAGATCATGGCTGTCGACACCGGATACAACACGGCAAAAGTCTACGAGTGGATCCGCACACAAGACGCCCGCCGGGTGTTTGGTATCAAAGGCAAAGACGACCTTGCCCTACCGTTCGGCACGCCGAAGTATGTCGACATTACGATCCGCGGCAAGAAGATCCTTCGAGGTGTCCGACTATGGATGGTAGGAACCAATCTACTCAAGGCCGACGTTTACGGACGGATCAAAAAGGCGAGACCGACCGACGACTACGTCAATAAGTTCGGATATCCGCCCGGCTATGTGCATTTTCCGCAGCTCTCCGAGGAATACTTCCGACAGCTCACGGCCGAGCAGTTTGTCATGCAGCAAGCCGGAAAGAACGGGCGCGGACGATATGAGTGGGTGAAGACTTATCCGAGAAATGAGGCGCTCGATCTCATGGTGTATGCGACCGCCGCTTATCATCTGGCCGGAGCGGCCCGCTGGTCTGACGAGAGGTGGCGCAAGATAGAGGCTGATTTCGGTATCGACGCAAAGCCGGAGCCTCCGGTCATACTTGCCGAGCCGGCGAGAGACCCGCCGAAACCTGCGCCAGTGGCGAGCCAAAAAATAGCGCGAAAGCAGCCTGCGGCGAAAGTCCCGACAATACACGTTTCCGTGAAGCCTCGGTCAAACCCGTTTCTTGGGCGCCGTAAGTCGTTCTGGTGACGTGTCGTGTAGCGTCTTTGCGTCACGCTAAGTCAAGCCGTCAATGTTACGATAAGGCATGTAGGGAGGAACTCGTCTATGTCATGGTCATCAACCGATCTATCGGCCCTTGAGGATGCGATAAAGCAGGGTGTCAGACGTGTCCAATATCAGGACAAGGTCGTCGACTACAGGTCGCTTTCCGAAATGCTCGAGCTTCGCAATTTGATGAAGCGAGAACTCAGCCTCACGGCCGACTATCAGCGGATCAAAACCCACCACTCGAAAGGTCTCGACTGATGCCTGAGAAGATTTGGACGCGAGCGGACGCGTGGATAAGAGACGCCGAGCGTGCGGTTGATAGGGTGATAGGCTTTGTCTCACCGGCAAGGGAACTTAGCCGCGTGAGATCACGTCTCATTGCGAGACGTCTCGGTAAGGTCGAAAGCCGGTCATACGAGGCGGCAAAGATTGGCCGTCGGACCGAGCACTGGACGACTGCAACAGAGTCGGTACAAGACATCGTCAAAGGCGGAGCATCGACACTGAGGGCTCGGAGTCGAGACCTGGTAAGAAATAATCCCTGGGCGGACAAGGCAATCGAGGTTTTGCAGTCGGATGTCATAGGGACTGGCATCATGCCGCGACCGATTGACCCGGCCAAAAACGTCGTGAAAAACACCCGAGCCCTGTGGACGGAATGGGCGGAATCGACAGCCTGCGACAACGACGGAGTCAACAATTTCTACGGACTCCAATCACTCATGATGAGATGTATCGCGGAGTCGGGATCGGTCCTAATTCGCAGACGGTGGCGAGCTGATAAAGACCTGGCAGTTCCTATTCAACTTCAGCTCCTTGAGCCAGATTACCTGGATGTTACAAGAGACTACAATCCCACGTCCAATAATAAAAACAGAATCATAAATGGCATTGAGTTTGACCCGCTCGGTCGCCGCGTCGCATACTGGCTTTATCCCGAGCTGCCGGGGACTTACTATTCGTCTTATACCTCGGAGAGGATACCAGCCGATGAGGTCATTCACATTTTTCGTGTCGATCGCATCGGCCAGGTCGACGGCGTTCCGTGGGGGGCTCCGTGCATTATACGCCTACGAGATCTTGACGAGTTCGAGGATGCGGAACTCATTCGCAAGAAGATCGCGGCGTGTTTTGCCGGCTTTGTACACGACGCCTTTGAACTCGATTCGACCTATGACACTAATGACGACAAGAGGGAACTCTTGGAGCATCTCGAGCCTGGGATGTTGCAGGTCTTGCCGCCCGGTAAAGACATCAAGTTCGGAGTTCCTCCCTCAGGAGACGGCAACACTCAGTCGGTCATTCAGTATCTAAGGTCT